GGGCCTTCGCCTCCACACGGTCCCTGAAGGCGGGGATTGGCTCGTTGTACTCCTTCCGGCGTTCATTGTGGTTGATGCCGACGTTGGTGCTGTCGGCCATGTCGAAGGGGAACTTGTGCATTTGACCGATGCCCCGAAGCATGTGGATTTTGGGCTTAACAAAGGCGGCGGCGACCTCGGGATCGGCCCAGTGCTTGTCGAGGGCGTCGAAGACCTCCTGCATGCGGGCTTCCCACTTCTTGCCACAGGCGGCACCGTAATCGCCGCACGATCCGATGGCGATGTGATGCCGGTCCTCGGCGATCCGGCACAGGTAGTCGAGAGGCTCGTCCATGTGCCAGACGTAGACCGAGCGGTCGTCGGTGTAGAAGGCCGACTGCCGGGCCAACTCGTTGTTTTGCTCGGGGGTGCCGCCGATCACATCGGGGAGGATGACGAGGGCTTGCGGGCAACGATCCATGATCGCAGACGCCCAGTCCTCGAAGCCCTCGTAGTAGGCCTCGTCCAACTCGATGATCTCGCCCTTCTTCTTTCCGGCGAGGACGTTCTGATTATGCCGCCAGACCGAGAATGCGCCGTTGTCGAGCATGAAGACCTCGTCGCGGCCCACGTTCTCGATGATCCAGTCCACCTTATTGCGGAGCCTGTCGGCGTAGTAGTAGGAGACGAGGAAAGAGCCACCGGCCAGATAGCTGATGACCGGGCGGCCCTCCCACTCGCCATTGATGTCGAGGCCGTGGATTACCTTTTTGTCTGTCATTTTCATTGGTAGCCCTCCAGTGTTTGAACGGCGTCTTTGATGGCCTCATCGATGTCGTCGGCACAGGACAAGTCGGCGTGAGGAAAAGTGTAGTTATCTGTCCTGTCGTCAAAGCTCCACGCCCCAGCCCTGCACTTGTGGTTTGAGATGCGGATGTCCAGCTCATCACCGGACCCATAGCAACGGTACTCGGCGTCCCAGTCGCCGATGGCGACCGCGATGTAGACGGTGCCGGTGCGGGCAACGCTGAGATTTGCGATCTTCAAGCCAGCCATTTCGGCCTTCTTCACAAATTTCTTTGTCACGGCCTTGAGGGTTACCCGCTTCCAGCAGACAGGATTGATGTGATCATGGACGGTCATCTTTTTTCTCCAGTCAGGTGGTCTGCCTCATCAGCACTGGGTGACGCCCAGTGGACGGCCCGAAGGCCGTTTCGGCTATTTGTTGTCAGGCCTCGCCCACCTCTCGATGATGGCGGCGACCTGTGGGTTCTCGTCGCAGGGCTTGAACCCGGCTTCGAGGATTTTCTTGTGGACCAGACGCCTGTTGGCGTAGCTGGTATCCCTCATGGTGTGGCGGTACTCGTAGTTCCAGAAGTAGGTGATCCCCATGTAGTTCTCGGTGCCAAGGAAGGTCTTGTCGAGGGCAAAGAGGCCTTGCATGGCGGGCCATGAAATCGAGTTCGTATTCAGGTTGGCGGCGGGTTCGCGAAAAGTGTCGTAGGTCATGTTTGATCTCCAGTCAGTTGGTTAAATTACAGCGAACAGGGTGAGAGCGGCGGCGGTGGCGAAGCATACAAAAGACAAGGTCAGCATGATCAGGCCGCCGGTTTGTTGGGTCATAGATTGGTTCATCTTGATCTCCAGTCTGAGGTGTCTGCCTCGTCAGAGCCGGGTGACGCCCGGCTGACGCCCCGAAGGGCGTTTCGGCTACTCGCTCAGTGCCTCGCCGGTCTTCAACTCGGCGCGGTTCAGCATCTCCTTGGTGATCCGCCTCGGGGAGCCGTTGGGCTTGGTGTTCTGGACGTAGCCCTTCCAGTGGGCGTTGATCCGTTTCAGGTCGCCGTCGTTGAGGACGCTGTGCTTGCCGTGCGCCCCGCCCCAGAAGTCGATGACGCCGTCGTCGCGGAGATTGGCACCAATCAGGCCCACGGTTCCCGGCCCACGGCCACGGTACTCGACCAGCCGCCAGCTTGTGGAGGCCTTGATCACGCCGCCGTGCAACAGCTCGTTCTTAAAGCCCTCGGCGTCCCTCGTGAAGTAGAGGCCGCTCATGTACCTCTGCATCTGGGTCCGGCCATCGTAGGTGTCGCCGTCAACCACGATGCGGCGAACCGGCTTGTCCTTGTCCATGCCGAGCATGCAGATGCCGACGTTGGGGCTGATCTCGGTGGTCGATCCGAAGTCGTAATCCTTCGGCGCGGTGGTGAAGATGTTGGTCTGTGTCATATCTCTTTCTCCAGTCAGTTGCGGTTTGTCTCATCAGGCCGGTGGGAACCACCCAGTCCGGCGACGGGCCAAAGCCCGTTTCGACTAGGTGGCGGTGGTCAACCGGCGGCTGACGATCCCGTCCACTTCCTTCGCGTCGAGCCATTTTGCGAAGGCCCAGTCCTCGGCCTTCTCCCGCTCCAACTCACCGAAGCAATTGAACTGCTGGCCGTTGATGTTGACGCCGAAGCCAACGAAGTTGCCGAGGTGTGTCTTGGGCCGGGTCTTGATGACGATCTTCTCGTCGCCGACGTAGAATGTGCGTTGCTTGGTCATCTCTATTCTCCAGTCAGGTCGAATTTGGCTTCCCACTCGCGGATCGAGAGGGCTTTGCCGTTGATCTTGAGGCCGCCGAAGAGGCGACCGCCTTTGGCCCAGCTATCTTCCTTCCACTGGCCGACCGGCGCACGTTGGCTCTTGCCTCGGAGCTGACGCCCGCCGTCGATCCATGCCTGATGCTTGGCCGGTGACGTTGCGCGGTAGTTGTCCTCGATCTTTTTGACCTCGGCCCACAGGGCCGGGTGGTTGCGGTACAGGTTCTCGATCTCCCACTCCTTGAAAAAGGGGCAGAAGTAGCAGGAGGACTTGGACACCGGCACTCCCCAGTCGAGGTCGATGAGGAGTTGCTGGCATGCGGCCCGATCCAGCCCAAGCTCTTGAAGAGGGAAGGTGGACTGGTGCCGCTCGGTGGACCCAGTGCTGAACGTCCTGCTCTTCTCGTTGGCCTCGATGCCGATGGCCCAGTAGACGGTGCCGGTGAAATTCGCGGCGGCCCATTTGTGCTGGACGGTCTTCTTGTACTTCACCGAGCATGTGTGGCCGCCGCCCGGCAGGAGCGGCACGGTGCCAGTCCGGTCGAGCTGGTCGAGGAGGGTGTCGGTGCCGTGCTTGACGACCTCGAAGCGGAGGCCTTGGGCCTCGCACCGGCCCTTGGCATACTCGACGTTGGTGTAGGTCGAGGGAAACTCGGATCCGACATCGGCGAAGGTCACGGCATCGACCGGCGGGAACTTCCGATCCAACTCGTCGCGGCTGATGCCCAGTCGGGCCGCCGCCACGTTCCGGTTCAGGTTGATCGCCAGAAGAGCGGTGCTATCGACGCCGCCGCCGAAGGAGAGGATGCGGGTCATGCCAACTCTCCCAGTGTGATCCCGGCGGCCTCTTCGAGGGTCTGGCCGTTGCGGAAGGTGTGGCCCATGCGGCCCTCCAGTTCGACGTATTTTTTGAACAATTCGGGACGGGCCTTTGCGCCGTTATTCAGGTCGTTCTTCGATCCGAAGATGCAGAAGACGCAGGACATCCGCTCGTTGCCGTCCTTGTAGGTCTGGTGCGGCTCCTGACCGGCTTCCTCGATGATCTGGAAGACCTGAGAGGTGGTGATTTCGAGGATCGGTGAGAAGTCGATCCATGTCCGGCCAGCCTTCGAGTTGCGCGGAACATCGGACCAGACGGTCTTCTTGGCACGGGCATCGCTCTCCTCCCGGCGGAAGCCGAAGCAGGAAACGACGAGCGAGCGCCCAGTCTCCTTCGAGAGGCGGCGGATGACCTTCTCGGCGGGTCCACGCTTCAGGTCGGAGGTGCAGTACCGCTGGGGTCCGGCGGGCCAGAGGCCACGGTCTTCGATGGCGTCCAACAGGGTCTTCTCTTTGCCGTCTTTCCAGATGGCTTTGGTCAGGTGGACGGGGTGATCGACGGTCGCCTTAACGTGATCCAAGGCACCGTCCCACTCGACCTCGCCCAAGTCGCAGTGGACGACGGCGATCTGGTCGGCGGGGACGAGGCTGGCGATCACAGTGTAGGTGGCTTGGCTGTCCTTGCCGCCTGAGTGGTTGACGACAAAGAGCGCACCGGCATCGACCAGCTTCTGGACGGCGGGGCGGTGGCTCTCGGCCAGTTGGGAGAGGAGGGTCATTAGACCTCCAAGTCCCAGATCGCCATCAGGACCAAGCCCGTCGCGAGGATGACGGCGAGGGCCGTTTCGAGGCTGGTTGCATTTGGATCACAAACAGCAAAGAGGCCAGCGAGGCCACAGAAGTACTTTTTCATGGTGGTGGTCATTATGCGATCTCCCTGTTCAGGCCGCCAACGGCGCGGTCGATGGTCAGTTGGTCTGGGCCGGTGGTGATGATCTTGGTCTTCGTATCGGCGTAGCTGTCTTCGATCTCTTGCTTCACCACGTCACGGTCGTAGTCGCCGAAGGCGTTGACCCAGCGGTCATCTTCGAGGACGAGGAGGGTGTAGTAGTTGGTCATTTTGGTCATTTTGTCTTCTCCAGTCAGTGGCCCCTCGGGGCCGGTTCGTCTCTAAGTTCGCAAGGGCGAACTTAATCCCAAAAGTACACGCAGTCAACCCCCTCCCAGTCGCATTTCTTCCCAGTCGCATTCTCAAATGGCCGGGACACGTTGTGGACCAACGCTTTCAGCCCCAAAAAAAATATTTGAATTAGACCCCAGATCGGCGTAAAAACGGACCTTGATCTGGAGGATCATTTGCATGCGCCCCCAAAAATGAATGGAACAGCCTATCGATTTCAGTCGGGTTTCCACCTCTATCTGGAGCGGTTCGAGAAGTCATGTGATCGGGCCGGAATGTCCGATGCAGAGCGGATGGGCTACATCCGTATTCTGGGTCAGCTTTACTCCACAGGCGGCTACCTTTCTACTGTGGACGAGCTTCGCACCAGCGCAAAAATTTCACCTCATCTCTGGAAAAAATTCGAGCCGAAGATCACAAATCTTTTGACCCTCGAACCCGCTGGCTGGACCCACCCAGTCGTCCTTGAGACCCTCCAGCGTTCCCAGCGTATCAGCGAAGAAAGGTCCGCCGCCGCTCACCGCCGGTGGGATAAAACCAAGGCCAAAGAGTGATGCAAATGCATAACCAACCTCGATGCAATTGGAATGCAAATGCAATGCATCCCTATCCTACACCTAGACTAGCCTTTAACAGTAGAGCGGTGAATAGCGGGGATAAGTCACTCCCGCTCCCGGCTTCGCCGCGCCGCTCCCGCTCCTCAACCACAGCAGAAGGATGATCAAATGATCCTAAGAACCATCGCCATCATCTCCATCTCTCTTCTTGCCAGTCCAGCCCATGCCGATCCGACATCGCTCTACAGCTTCGAGGCCTCGCCCTCCTCCACCATCTCAGCCCCATCTTCCGGCTGGCTCCCAGCTACCATCTCCCCAGCACCCAGCTACATCGCCCAACCTGATCGCCCCTTGCTCGTCCCTGAAGCCCAGTCCATCGAGCGCCGTCCTCTCCTCCTCCCTCCTCGCCTCCTCCAACTCCCTCGCCCTGCATCCCGACCGCTCCTCAATCCCCAATGACCAAGGACGGTGAAGACAGAGAAGAGATGGGATACGTTAAATACATGTAGCCAGCCTCGCGTGATGGCAAACCTTGAGCGGTCTGGCTGTTCGATCACCCAACCAACGATGGGTGGAGCTACAGGCAACAGCTTGGCGGCGTGGCTGGGGCTGGTGGGGCAAGGTCGAGGGGAAAAGGGCTGGGATCGGCGCTAAAAAAAGGAGAAAGGAACGGGTACCTTTTCTTGGACCCCCCACCCCCGCGAACCGCGCATTGGGGGCTTCCCTTTTTCCAAACCCCGCACATTTTTCCCCCAAAAAACCATGATTAGGACAAGGTGAACTTATGGACGATAAGATAAAAATTACGAAGGAGGGCGACCAGTTTTATCAGGAGGCCTGTGAAATTTTTTACAAGGCGATCAAGGAGGGCTGTCGGGCGGCCTCGGAGGAGTTGGGTATATTAGATTTGAGCGATGAGAAGGCATATGCGCTTTTACTGGCGATAGCGTCTGCACAGGCCCAGAGCTTGGTCGAATGTACAGCGGTTGTGATTTCGGAGACGATGACGCACCGTGAGGTTGTTGATAATTTTATTAGCGGGGCGTTTGAGATTGATGACGGCACCATTGCCGATTTGAAGAAGGGTATGATGGATGCCTGACGTTAAGGCTCAGATCAGGGAGTGGTGTGAGGCTCAGAGGCAGTGGGATTGGGAAATCCACGACAAGGGGAGGCCGTCGCCAAATTCTGGGGCCGGATTTCCGATGATGGTCACGAGGGCGAGGCTTTATTACGCGGGCCGGGCCTTATATGAGTTGGCTGGGGTGGAGCCGGACGAGGATAGCCTGTACGCCAAAAACCGTTACAACGAGAGGCCGGATGTGTTACAGCTTTTATCAGAGGAACTTGACAGGAGAAAACAGCATGGACGCGAAGCGAAGTGATGAATTGCTGGCTGGATCGGTCAGCGACACCGAGGCTCAAGGATGGGCCTTGTTTTCGATCCTTTACCAATTGGAGCAGATCAACGCCAAACTGGAGATCATCGCGGGCCAGAGCCAGCCGATGACGGCTCCACCGCCGACGATCAAGAGTTGGGAACAGCCGGGTCCGGTAGAGGATTATGGCGACGATGAGGATATAGATGAGGATACGCCGCCTGACGGGCCGCAGGATAGCCCCGAGTTGGCCCACGATCCAGACACCGGCCAGTTCGTATCCGATGATCCAGACACGCCTAAGAACGAGCATTACGAGGAGCCGGACGAGGAGCCGTCTGGAGTGGCATCGTGAGCCTCGTCATGTTGGTTGTGCTGTGTGAGGACGACGATAGGCTACGCACCATCGAGAAAATGTCCAACTGGCCCGAGGATGCGCTGTTCTGCAAGGACGCCCTCCGCGACGACACCATGCGCTTTAACCAACAGGCGATGAAGCGGATGGGACAGGCGGCGGGCGTGGCGATGTGCCGGGGCGCGAAGGAGCAAAGGAAGAGACGACAGGCGACAGGAGGCGGGGGGGCCGCGCCGTTTGAGGGAACCACCGGCCCCCTCCCTCCATCCACATCGAGTTGACTAAAACGGATAGAGAAGGAAATTAAGCGGTGGCAAAATTCATTCTCTTCATGCTCGTCCTTCAGACCGGCTGGCAGATCGTTCCCATCGAGGGCAATCCCTACGACAGCCTGATGGATTGCCGGGCGAAGGGCGAGACCCTCCAGAAAAATAAGGTTTTCATTTGGCCCGGCGGCGTCAGGGCGACCGAGTACGCATGTCAAAAACTGATAAGGGGGAAAGATGCAGGAAAAGATTAATCAGCCGGACGATCCCGGCCCCGATGTTCTGGAGGCGATCAGGACCAGCCAGATGCAGTACAAGACCCGCTGGAACGTGTATCATACCCTCCTCGTGATCGGCGTCTGGGGTATCTGGCTCTGCACTATGTACGCCCTCAAGCACGGCTGGGGGGGTTGATGAAGAAAGCCCCTGAATTTGAGTGGGACCGGCGGGAGAAATTCTGTCAGATCATCGCCCTCACCGGCAACGTCTCCGAGGCATGCCGTCAGGTAAACATCGTCAGATCGACGGCCTACGTTACCCGCAAGAAGGACAAGGTCTTCGCCGACCTCTGGGACGAGGCCGAGGAGACGGCGGCGGATGCCGTCGAGGCCGAGATGTGGCGCAGGGGCGTCGATGGGGTGGACCGGCCCGTCGTCTATCAGGGTGAGATCAGGCCGATGCTAGATGCCAACGGCGAGAAGGTGCTGGGCGAGGACGGCATGCCGGTCCCGCTGACCATCAAGGAGTACTCGGACCCGCTCCTGATCCAGATGGCGAAGGCGAAGCGGCCCGAGAAGTTCAACGAGCGTCTTCAGGTCGAGGGTGTCGGCGGCGGCAACCTGATTGTCGAGCATGTAATCTCGCTGAAGCGCAGGACGCCAGAGATGGCAGAGGAGGAGTTGGAGGATGTCACAACCATTGATCACGTACCAGATGCTGATGAACCACGACAGATCGGAGAAGCTGGGGGAGATCATCGAGAGCCAGCGGAAAGAGTTGGAGAGATTGAGGACGATAATTCTCCAGAGGCTCGGGCCAGACGCCTTGGATTCAAAGGATGACCCATAATATTGACCTACCGCCCCCTCCCAGCACCAACCACCTATATGCCCACCACGGTTCTCGCCGTCACAAATCTTCCCAGTACAAGCGGTGGCTCAAGGATGTGGGCTACTTCCTCAACCTCGCCCCCTCTCTGGACGGCAAGCCGTACAAGGTCAAAATTCTGGCTAATGTTGACCGGAAGCGTGACATCGATAACCTCGTCAAGCCGATATTGGATGCGATGGTTCGCTCCCAAGTGGTTCCAGATGATCGCTGGTGCGATTACGTCGAGGTGGAGCGGTCGTTGGTTCCTGATAAAAATATGGTGAGGGTGACATGGGAGAAATTCTGAAATTTCCGAAGAGGCCGTTCAGGTCGCGAGTCGGCGTCCTGCAAGGGGGCCGACTTAAACTTGTCTACGGGTTCGAGAACGATCTGGCGGAAAAGACCGCGATCCTGGCCTTCCAGCTCCACAACAACATCATGCTGTTTTTCAGCCACATAGACCAACTCAAAGAGAGCGGCAGTATTTCAACAGAAGACGCCGCCTACATCGAGAGCGTGGCCTATCTCGGCCTCGAACCCGAGGAGATTGAACCCGATGCGTAACACTGCCCAGCTCGAATATGAACCGATGGGCGACACGCTGGTGGACTTCCACCTGTGCGACGACCGCATGCGCTTCCTGATGGGTCCGATTGGATCGGCCAAGACAACGGCGGCAGTGATGGAAATCTACATCCGCGCCGTTCAGCAGGAACCGGCCCATGACGGCATCCGCTATTCTAGGTGGCTGGTGATCCGCTCTACCTACCCCGAGCTGGAGACGACGACGATCAAGAGCTGGCACGAGATATTCGGCGATAAATTCGGCCAGATGCGGTGGGGCCACCCGCCGGACCACAATATGAAATTCGGGTTGCCGGACGGGACCACGGTCCATTGCGAGGTTATCTTCATGGCCCTCGACGGCCCCCATGTGGAGGACGCCCTCAGAGGCATGTTGCTCACCGGGTGCTGGGTCAATGAGATCAATGAGGTCCGCTGGCCCATCGTCAGGATGGCGAGGTCGCGTTGCGGACGCTTCCCTTCCATGAAGGACGGCGGGCCGACATGGTACGGACTCTTTGCCGACACCAACATGCCGGACGAGGACCACTGGCTTTATGAACGGGCCGAGGAGGAGAAGCCGGAGGGTTGGTCGTTTTTCAAACAGCCCGGCGGCGTCATAAAGGAGGGCGACCTGTGGAAGTTAAACCCGAGGGCCGAGAACCTTGAGAACCTCCCAGAGAGCTACTACCTCGACCAGATACCGGGCAACAAGGAGGACTGGATCAAGGTCTTCCTCGGGGCCGAGTACGGGTTCGTTCAGGACGGCAAGCCGGTCTACACCGAATACAACGACAGCGTCCACTGTGTCGATATCGATCCGATCCCCAACATCTCCATCGAGGTCGGGGCCGACTTCGGCCTGACCCCGGCGGCGGTGATCGGACAGGAGGCACCCAACGGCCAGATCAGGTGGCTGGACGAGCTGATCATGGAGGATGCAGGGGCGCAGAGGTTCGCCGAGGCATTGGTCGGGAAGCTGAACCGCGACTGGAACGACTACGAGATCAGCGGCATGCACGGCGATCCCGCCGGTTCGCAACGTGCGCCGACCGACGAGCAAACCGTCTTCGACATCCTCCGCGCCAACGGCCTCCCCTTCACCCCGACCGAGACAAATCTCTT